GGCGCGAGTACGTCGGTCGTGGACGTAACGTGGCCCCTTCTTCCCCTGTGCGTATGTCACACCCCACTCGGTCGAGACGTGGAGCGGAATCAGCATGCCGGACATAAGGTTCTGGAGCACGCCACCGACGGCGATCTCTCCTATGAGAATCGCGTTCGTATTCGCGGTGACGTTTGTCACATGCAGGTACGAGAGCGTACGCGTAGCAATGCTCGGATAGGCGGCCGCTACGTCGAAGACGAGATGCGGAGCGAAGCCGTCGGCAGTCCACGGCGGGACGATCACGTCGATCCGAACAGGTGGAGAAGTCCAGACGGGCGAGTTGCTCATCTCCAAGCGGACCTTCGTTCCTGCCTTGAAGCTGTGATGATGTATCGTGACGACGTCGACGCGTTGCGCTGCGGGCAGGGCTCCCTGCAGGCCGATCGTCGTCTCCTGAATCCAGAGTGGGTTCGATGGGTCGCGGTCCGAGAGCTTATCGACGTCGTAGCCAAGAAGCGGTGTCCCGGCGATCAGGCTCCAGTTCGGAAAGCGGAAGTCGGTCCAGGAGACGATGGGCAAAGGCATCAGCTGACTCCCAGCGAGCGCCGCGTATTCGTCCTCGAGCTCTCTATGTTATCCGTGAGGATCAGCGGCAGCTGTCGTGCGAGTGACGTTCTGAAGGCCGGAGAGCCAACGACACGAGCGACGTCATTCCCATCCCACGCTTGGATCGTCACGTTCAGGTTCGTGACGTTCCCACCTCCGCCCATCGATCCGCCTGCAGCTGGAGCAGCCGCGCCCATGTTCAGCCAACGAGCGGCAGTCTCTTCCTTCGCGCTCTCAGGAACGACCGCCTCATCGCCGTGTAGGATCACGTGCCTGCCCGCACCGAACTTCAGGAAGCGGCCGAACGTTCCGACGGCATGGCCTTCCGGTGTCTCCTGAGGCGGAGCGGCAGGCGGCGAGTCACCCTCTTGCACGAACCGGTACGGGATCTTGATCCCTTGAGCGTACTGCCTCTCGATGTCGTAGAAAGAGGTCCTGCTGTCTGCGACGAGATCGTTCTTGAGGTAGTTCCCCATCTGGCCGAGGCCTTCAGGCCCGACGGCCGCGATGCCGAGATCTTTCACGGGCTGCTTCAGCGCGTCAAGCGCAGCCTGTCCATTCTTCGTGATCTCATCGACGGCCTGTGCGTTCTGTGCCTCTGCCGCCTTCATCTCCTGATCGAGCTCGGCTTGCCGTGCGGCGATCCGCTCACGGGACTTCTTCTCGATGCTGCCCATGTGCTCTTCGGGCGCCTCGCTCTTGTTCAGAGCGTCGAGTTCGTCCGACAGCGACTTCATCTCCGTCGTGATGTGATCCTTGAGCTCCGTGTACTTCGTCTTCTGGGCCTCGAGCGCTGCTGACGTTGCTTCAGCCGCCTCCTTCTGCTTCGCCTGACTAACCTGATACGCGTCGAGCGCTTCCTGCATCGGCGCCATGGCGGCGAGGACGGCCTCCGGCCCCTTCTTCTCCGCATCCCACATGGCCTTCACGTCGCGCTCAGCATCCGCCCCGCTCTTGCCTATGGCGATATACGCGTCGCGAACGGCGATGAGAGTTCCTGCGGCCTGCGGATCGGACCAGCCCGCCTTGCCGGCTTCGCTCTTCTGTACGTCACTCAGACCGCCGAAGGCCTTCTCCTGGAATGAAGCGACTTCTCCTCGTGCCGCCTTCTCCTTCTTCGACGGTCCGAAGTTGATCAGGCCACCGACGACGCCGCTCAGCCCACCGATCAGGGCTCCGATGGCTGTGCCGACGCCCGGGAAGACCATCGTGCCGATGAGTGCGCCCGTCGCAGCGCCGCTCGCTCCGCCGAAGGCTGCGGAGCCTGCACCGCGACCGAACATCTTCTGACCGAGAGCGCCGAGACCGAAGCCAGCGCCGCCGATGACTGCGCCGCCTGCGATCGTCGCTGCAGTACCTGCGGCAGCAACGCCACCGCTCAGGCCGCCGCCGGTACCTGCGAACGTACCTGCTGCTCCTCCTGCGACCGGCGTTCCGAGCCCGGCCGCCGTACTGAAGATCGGAATCCCTGCCTCGACGCCCGTGCCGCCGACTGCACCGATTGCGCCTGCACCACCACCACCGAATAGGCCGATGCCCTTCTTAATCAGGCCGCCCCAGCCACCGGCGCCTCCACCACCACCACCGCCCGGCCCGACAGAGCCCCACGCTTCAGAGAAGGCGCCTCGCGAGCCCGTGATCGAGTCAAGCATCTTCATGAGGAAGCCCTCGATGAAGCGCTTGAGCATGTTCGCGAGCATCTTCGTGAAGTCGCCTGCGATGTCAGACCAGATCTTCTTAAGGTCGTCCTTCCAGTGGTTCCAGTGCGTCGCCATGTCCGCGAGCGTACTCGAGAGCTCGGTTCCGAGCTGCGCGTACCAGGAGAGCACGTCTCCCTTCAGCCCGCCAACAGCCTTCGCCTGTGCCTGGATGCTCGCTTCCCACGAACGCTGGACGGCCTCTGCTGAGAAGGCACCGGAGTCCCGAATCTGTTCGTACAGGAGCACGGACTTCGCTGCCGTCTCCTGGAGATCAGCGACGGTCTGCTCTCCGGACGCACGCTCGAGTTCGTTGAGTGTGTGATACAGTCCGTTCGCATTGTCAATCTGCCACTGAGCCGCCTCACGGATCTGAGTCTTCCTGATCTCGAGCTCCCGCTGGTTCGCGGCGGTCACGACCGGAAGCGCCAGTAGCTCTGCGTCTCGCTTGCGCTCGATCTCTACGATCTGGAGATCCGTCCCGGTCCGATAGAGATCGACCTGACTCTTCTCGTAATTGATATTCGCCGTCGCCACGACGAGTAGAGCGGAGAGACCCTTCTGCTGACGCTTGTCCTCTGCCTCGATGATCTTATCGACTCCGTCTTGGAACTGGACGGCGACCTTACCCATGTAGTCGGCCGTCACGAGCTTCTGCATCTCTGTCGCGATGTCGGCGACGTTGGACTCGATCTTAACGCCTGCCTGCTCCGCATCGTCAGCTGCCTTGATTGCATCCGTCCCAAAGATCCTAAGCTGGTCGCTCAGCGACATTCCGCGCTTGCGGGCATTGTCGATCTGAGTCGAAAGAACCTCCATCTTCTTTCGGACCTTCTCGGCGGCGTCGTCAGCAGCAGAACCGGCTTCGCCGAGTGCATGACCGAAGCCCTTCGCGTCGGCCTGCGCCTTACGCATTGCTTCAGCCGACGAGGCTACTTCCGCCTTGACCTTGACGAGGGCCTCAGGGAAGTTCTTCGCCGTCGTCGTTGTCGCCTTGTCGATGGCATCGAGCGTGTCGAAGATGGGCTTCCGAACTGCGGCGATGCCGGCGGCTGTGCCTTCGGCGATGCCGTGCGCCTTCTTAGCAAGGCCTTCGACGACCGCGCCCATAGCGGCAGCCGTCGGATTGATCAAGCCGATTGCTTTGATGACGACGTTGACGCCGTCGACGATGCTTGCGAAGGAGTCCAGGATGAAGGCAGCAGTGATCCCGTGGCCGGTGAAGAAGTCGACGAGCATCTTCGTCGCGGCGACGAGCCCACTGACGATGGGCGGCAGGGCGTCGACGACTATGAACGTCGCGACCTTCTCGAACGTATCTGCGAATGTCGTAGCTCCGCCACCGGCCGTGCTGAAGGCATCGACGAACGCGCTGCCGAACGTCTCCACGAACGCTGTTGCGACAGGAAGGAAGACGGCCCCGATTTGATTCTTAATCGAGTCGATCTTCATCGAGATCTTGCCCATCGCGTCGTTGAACCGGTCGCCTGCGACGGCGAACTCGGTCGACATGATGAGGCCGGACTTCTGTGCTTCTTCGGCCATCCCCTTCATGTCTTCGCGGGTGAGGCCGGCGATCTCTTTGAACTGCTTTCCGAACAGGGCTGCGCCCGCCGCAGCTCGCTTACCTGCGTCAGGAATCTCGTGCAGCTTCTCGATGATGAACTTGAACGCGTCTTCCGGGCGCATGCTCCGGAGCTCGGTGAAGCTGGAGCCGATGGCCTTAACGCCGGCGGCTGTCTTCTTTCCGCCCTCAGAGAGGTTCTGTCCGAGCTTTGTAATCGAGCCCGTCATCGTCTCCAGCGGAACGTCTGTCTGCTGGGAGATGAACTTGAGCTCGCCTATCGCTTCGACCGAGAGTCCTGTCTTATTCGAGAGAGTGAAGAGCTCGTCCCCGGCATCCGCTGCATGCTGCGTAAGCGACGCTATCGTAGAGACGGTCGTATACGCGGCGACGCCGAGAGCGACAACGCCTGCGGCGACGGCCGCTATGCCCGCCGCTGCCGCTATGCCGATTGGCCCCATTGAACCGAGCGTACTTACGAGCTTGCCTCCCTTCTCGACGACGCTGCCCATCGCCTCGCCGGCGGGGCCCGCCTGAGAACCGAGTTCCTTCAGTCCTGTAGCCGCCTCTCGGAACGAGCTCGAGATTCCGGAGCTGATCTTCCCGAGCGTCGCTCCCAGATTTCCGAACTTACTCGAGACAGAGGAGATCCCGGCTTCGACGTTCTTAAGCTCAGGAGTGACCTTATTCTCGAGCTGTACGGTTCCGGTTAGCGTTCCGATGCTGACGGCCATCTTAGGACTCTTGCATGCCCTGACTCATATAGAGCAAGTACCACTCGTAGCCGATGCGCTCCTGCTCCTCCGGCGTCTGCTGTCTCTTCGGCCCGAAGGAGAGTAGGAAGTCCTTCGTGCTTACAGCGGGGACGTGCTTCCCTCTAAAGATGTTCCGAAGCGTCGCGACGATCATCGCCGAGCGCCAGTCGGCTCGCTGCTCTTCCATCGGCTCGTACTGGAAGTACTTCTGCCAGTCCATGAACTCCTCGATCGTCATCTCGGAGAGCATCTTCCAGCGCGATGCGTAGCCCAGCTTTACTGCGAGTCGGTGTGTGAAAAGCCAGAGGGCGTCGGGCTCTTCGGCTCCGGCTTCTCCTTTTTTGGGGCGTAGTCTCCAAGCTTGTTCAGCTTGTTGATCGCTTCGATCACTTCGTTCACGGCGGAGAGATTCTTCTTCTTCAGGAGGGCGATGCCCCGCTCGTCCTTGAAGACTGGACTCCCGTCTGGCGCGATCGCGGAGCGCGTGATGAGCCAGAGGTCGACCTCATCCCGCAGCTGGACGTCTGCATCGAAGGCACGGCGCTTCGCCTCGAGTGCCTCCGCCATCGTCAGGGCGCGGAGGCAGATGACACGATTGCCCCACGCCTTGATCTCGACTTCCGTCTTCTCGAGGTCGGGGAACCCTGCGATGTCTTCGGCTGTTAGGTAGGATCTGTCCTTACCGGGATTGTCGTTCGTAGCGGCGACCGTCTCTGCTGCTTCTGCTGCTGTCGTCATGGGTCCTCCTGCCTCAGTTACGAAACGAAGGGAGGTCGCCGGACCTCCCTATCGGTCTCTTTTCTAGCGCAGTGCCTGCCGTACCTCCACGTCGCTTGCGCCTCGCAGCTGTGCGTCGCGACGGTACCGCGCTGCGAGGGACATGACGCCTGACGCCATGATCCAGTCGTGCTTGCCGGTCGGCCTGATGGTCATCGCGGCAGACAGACGGTCGTCGACAGGTGCGCTCGGCGCCCAGCCGGTAACGAAGCCGCTGAAGAGCCAGGCGTTGCCTGACGGGTACGTGAGGCGCCAGATGTCGCGCAGCCCCTCGAACCAGCTGAACTGGATGCCGGCCACCTCATCATGCGAAGCGTGGAACGGCAGGAAGTTCACGTCGACAGACATGTCGCCATGTCGCCTGATGCCGACGATGTACTGGTCGTCGTGGAGGTTGTGCGTGGTCGTCTCGATCGGGTTCCTTGTGAGCGGCGGCGGCGTGATGTCGCGGAGCTCCGCGACGTCTACGAACGTTACCGCTCCACCGACCGGATCAAAGTCCGGCCAGTTCGGGTCTGGCGACCGAGCAATGAGCGTGCCTTGGGCGGACATTCCAGGCATGTTCGAGTCTCCTCTCTAGAGATCTTGGTTCCTGATGGAAACGAGAGCAAGGTAGGCTGCCCTCGCCATCGTCCGAGCAGCCACGGTAGTCGACGCCTTGAACACGAGCGACGCGCTCGGCCTTCTATACGCGGGCGTCTCAATGCTATTGTGCGTGCGCTCCGGTCTCATTCCTCCTGTTTCTGTGATGATGAGGTACGGTCCTTCACCGTCGGGCACAGCGACACCCGCCGAGTCGAATATGTTCGTACCGTACGTGCCTAGACCCTTAGCAACGAGCCGTGCGACGAGTTCCTCTATGAACGTGTCATGCGCGCCGTCATGAATCGCTTCGACGTTGAAGAAGAACTGACTCCTATTATGCGTGTCGAGCACACGCATGTCTGTCGGCTCCTGGACGATCCCGATCTCCCGATACCACGTCACGACGCTGCGCGCTCCAGTGCGCGCTTCGCTGCGATGCGGTCCATGAGATGTGGGCCGGCTTCCTTCAGAGGCCGCTCTATGTATTTCCAATCACCGATCGGATGGTGTGCGTCAGGATCTTCATGGACATAGACGGCGTAGAAGACCGTGTCGTCGCCGGCGAGTATGCTCGCAGAGACGGACGTCTTAGTGATGACTGGACCTTCGACCCGTTCGCTGTTCCGCAGAGCGCCTGTGTCCATCGGTGTATTCGCAATGACTTCAGGCAGCTCCACGTCTTTCAGTTCGCGGTAGAGATCGTCGCCGAGCAGCTTCGGAAATCCGTCTGCAGTGCGGCGAAGCCGGGCGATCATCTCGACGTCGCCACTAAGCTTCTTGACGATCGCCATCCAGGACTCCGTGAAGAACGAATGCGAGCTCCCTACCGACGGCCGCTCCGATCGTGTCCCAATTGAACTGCTTCTGCTGCGCGAGCTTGAACCCGCGCGACGCATACTCCTCGCGGAAGTGCCTGTCGCGATAGAGCTTATGCAGGCCCTCGATGAACGCGCCGCGATCCGGAATCATACCTATGGTATTAATGCCGCCAGTATGAACGAAGATCTCTGTGCAAGGTACGAGGACGGCCGAGCCAGAGGCCCATTCGCCGAGAGCGGCAAAGTCTCCGCCGAGCTGCGCACGGCGGCAGGCCATTCCTTCGAGCGTCGACAGGCCCCAGCCCTCGCCAACGGCCGTCGTCGCTCCGATATCGCCTGCGGCATGTGTGAGAACTATCTCGCGCTCGGGAACGCCGTAGCCAGCGTCCGGCTGAGAGGCGATCAGGCGCTTACGATCGCCGCGGAAGCCATAGTACTGCATTAGCTGTCGGAGGTCCCAGCCGTGATCTTGCGTCGGCGAGACGTGAGCGTAGAGATACGCGTCTTCTATCTCGAGCTTATTCACCCAGTCCGCGAAGTAGGAGACCAGAAGGTCAAGCCGCTTGCGCGGCTGGTTCCGGTTGATGATCGTGACAATGAACTTATCCCAGAGCGACTCCGGAAGGCGTAGCTCTCGACGTGCCTCGAGCTGATCGACTGGCTTGAAGACGTCCGTGTCAACGCCGAGACCGATCACGGTCGACGTACCTCGATAACCACCCTTCCGGGCTTCCGCTTCGGCAAAGCGGGTCCAGAAGATGCAGTGGGTTAGTTCGTTTAATGACGTGCCCGAACAATTCCTCGCATCAACGGCGATAACACCAACTGTAGGGACCTGCACTTTCGCCTGCTTGAGGGCCTCTATGTACGGCGGAATATTCCATGGGTCGTTCTGTATCACGAGCAGGTTGCACTTGCTCGCGAGGTCGGGCAAGCGGCGGAGCCCGAAGAAGTCGGAGACCGTCGGGAAGATCGGATACGTGTACTTGTGGGGATCGCCTACATAGTTCAGGCCGAGCACCGCGACGTCATAGTCCGCCTGCAGCCGATCGCAGATCTCATGCGTCGACTTTGCAAAGCCCGTCGCGACGCCTGCATCTCCTACCCAGAGCAAGCGCGGCTTGTCGCGGACTGTCACATGTGGAGTCGGCGCGACGCGTTCCCAGAAGGAGCTCGCGAGGTGCTTCCAGCTGAAGAGGGCACGTGCCTGCGCGATCTCATCGTCGCTGACAGGACGTGGGCCGGCTTGCAGCAGCTTCGTCAGCGCAGCTACGACCGTTGCGAAGTCACCCTCAGGAACAAACTCGGCGAAGCCCTCGTACCACCGCCTGTAATGCGGAGCATCGAAGACGATTGGTCTCGCGCCGCAGATAAGTCCCTCCGCCGCAGGGAGCTCGAACCCTTCTACGCGACGGAGGCCGGCGACGAACTTACACCGGTTATAGAATGCACTGAGTGCGCCGTCCTCAATGCCGAGCGCCTGGTAGACTTCAGGTCCGAAGGCAGTATGACCGGGACCGAGATGGAACATGCGGCCGTCGATGTTCTTTACGGCGGCAAGACACTCGAATATGGACTCTGTCTCTGCGACGTAGCCAGACGTTGCGAGATCAAATGGTCGTTCTTCATCTTGACCACGCCTGAAGCCTGGCGCAACGCCGAGCGGGAGGTGGAGGAAGTTATCGAGTGTTTCTTTGCTCCCGTCCTCTGCGAGTGCTGCGTTGAGATCGTAGTATGAATAGACCAGCTCTGCTCCACGCCAGAGCGGAAGCCAGTCGAACGTATGCGGCTTGACGGTGGTCCGAAGGCAGTACTGTAGGATCGCGTACTTCTGACCACGAGAGCGGACGAGGTCGAATTCAAACTGCTCCCTCTCTGCATGCTCGGCCGTATGTACGGTGTGGAAGACGACGAGATCTGCTTCGGCAGCATGACGCGTCAGCGAGACATGCGACGGCCGATGGTACTGCAGCGCGCCCGCGACACGGTCCATCGCGCGGGAGAGGTTCGCCGGAGGTACTATGTACGCCTTCACGATGCGAGCACCTGGAGATTCGTCAATCGTACACCCATTCGCCTGAGTGCGTCGATGCAGAGCGTCTCAGCAAGTGAAGCTCTGGCTCTCGACGAATACGTACCGTGAATTTCAAGGGACGGCTCGAGGCCTTGCCTCTGGAGCGATCTAATCCACGCCTTACACCATGGCCCGCTGTTGCCACGGAGGTGTCCTGCAAGACGCCGATGTGGACTACGCGACATCCCGACATAGCGAACGGCTCCATCACGCGGATCGCGAAGGACGTAGACGCTCGTCATCCGAGAAAGACCTCTCTGTAGTAGGCGGTCCCGGTGACTGGATTCTCCAGGCCCTGTGCAGAGAGAACGGGACGTGTCACGACTTCGCCTGGAAGCTGGAAGCGGTCCTTCGGACTTACAATGACCGGTCGAGGAAAGAACACGTAGTGCGAACTCATGACCTCTTTCCCGTCTGACGTCTTCACCAGCTGCTGCTTGGCGATCACGAGAGCCTGTCTGCTTGTTCCGCCTGGAGCCTTCCACGTCGGAGCGCCCGAGCCGCTCTGCGCCAGCCACTCGTAGTGCAGGACCTTCGCCTGTAAGGTCGATGAGAGTGGATCAGCGACGGCGGCAAGCAGGCTCGAGACGAGATCCGCGAAGCCCGCCATCAGACGACCTCGAAGAGCGGCGTGCCGCTTTCAGCGGCGGAGACGTTCACGCAGAGCCATGACGGCACGAGCAGGTTCGTCACGGCCTGTGGCAGATAGGAGCCCTTCTCGAGGGACTTCAACAGGAGCTCCTTGTCCCACTCGAATGTAACGGGCCCGGCAGTCATTCGCGAGAGCCCTTGCCCCAGCGCCTGCAGCTGACCCGTCGGATCTCCTGTCGAAAGAACCAGAGCGAGTTCCGCCGTCGCGTTCTTCAGCTCCTGCGGAATGATCATCGGATCAATCGGACCGCCATTCCGATTGACCATGCCTGTGCGAGGCCACGTCAGCGCCTGCGTCTGCGTGGTGGCAGAGCCAGTCCAGCAGAGTACGTTGAGCTGAGACGTTGCCCAGATGAGAGTAGACTCCTCTCCCGAGAATGCGTCGGAGAAAGGCCTGCCTGCGAAGTAGGCTGCCGCCTCTTCCAACGTCAGGAAGGAGTTTGCGCTTGGATCTGCCGGAGTCGCAATAAGCGGCATGCCACACCTCTAGCGAGGAGTCGCCGGACTCCCCGCTTCAGCCTACCGCGTTACTTCTTCTCCCGTTCGGCCTTCTCGCGAGCAGCCTTCTCGGCGTCGGCGTGACGCTTCTCGGCCGCTTCCCTCTCTTCGGGTGAGAGCTCAGGTCCCTTGAGACCGGGTCCCGGAGCGATCGTTCCGCCAGGCTCGCGCGGCGTCTTCTTGCTGCCGTCCTCTTCGCCCTCGCGGAGCAGCGTTCCCGAAGGAGATCCGACCACGATGCCGGTCTTCCCGTTCGAGTTCACCTTGATGCGGGGAACGACGATCGCCAAGACCATCCAGAAGAGCGTGAACCCGTCGAGAGAGGTCCACGGCACGACTGTGGGCTCCTGTCCAATGACGAGATCGAGCACGTCACTCGTCATCTGGACCATCGCGATCTTGTCGGTCGGCATCATATCCGCGATGCGGATCGCGATCGGACGCCCACCGAACTGCATCTCCGGCTCCTGGAGGCGAGCGAAGATGCTGCCGCTCACATTCGTCTTGAAGTCCTCAGCGAGCTTCAGGCCGTACGTGGTCGGGATGTACAGGTTGTACGGACCCCAGAAGCGGTTCGCCTGCTGCGCCGCGACCATCGCGAGCACGTCTGCGAGCACCTCGTCGCCCGTGTGACCTGCGACGTTCCACGGCTCACCACCTGCGAAGCCGGTCTTCGTGATGCCCGGCGCATTGATGATGCCTGGCACCAGTCCGCCGTTGACCTGCAGAGGAGCGCCACCGGTCGTCGTCGCACCGTTGATGACCGAGTCCTCGATGGCTTCGTTGACCCTGCGGGTCGCGGATTCAGCCAGCGTCGTGTCGAGAGGCGCGCCGATCCTCTGCGACATGAGCAGCGTCCTGATCCCCATCGAGAAGTCGTCCGTCGTCAGGTAGATCGGAATCCTGGCCGACGCACGATCCGGCAACTGGAACTCTCCCCTCGCTGACGGATGCATGGTGCGCTGTGCACCACCGGTCTCGGGGATATTGTCCCACTGCAGTTCCGTCACGCTCATCGCGTTCGGGAGATCGTAAGTGAGCCCAGCGGACATCAAGTCGGACGCGATGACGAGCCGGTCGAGACCGACCCGCGTCACGGCCGTATCGATGACCCGCTGCGCGTCCTGTGAAAGCGGCGAGAGCGCGCGGAGTGTCTCGACTGACAATCCCGCCCGCAGGAGCGCCTGCTGGATATGGTTGGGGGCCTGCGCGTTCGACCCTGCAGCCATGGAGGAACGAATCAACATGGTAAGGTTCTCCCTGATGGACTGGGCTATAGGGCCGGACTAGATCACTTCCGCCCGTGCATACGGCACGGCCGAAGGCGTGTACGCTTCCACGACGTTGAACATGCGCGTTGCTCCCGCGCTCTTCTTCAGCGTGCCGTCGCCGTTGCTCTCGAGCCCATCGCCGGGAACGAGTGCGGTGCCTGATGCGGTGAGGAGGACGTAGAACGTGGTTCCAGAGCGGCCGATGCCGGCATGGATCAGGTCCCCGTCCTTGTACGGAACGTCGTACGACTGGTTCAGCTCGGGCTGATTGAGCGCGACGATGCAGGCGCCGCTGCTTCCAGCAGCGGAGTGCGCCCTGAACTTCGGCACACCGCCTGCGTTGTAACGCTCCAACAGCATCCCGGGCTTGATGACGCCCGAGCTCGCGATGTCATTGACTTCGGTGATCTCTCCACCGAGCCAAATCGTGCGCGGGTTGTACTTGGTGATCGCCATGAAACTCTCTCCTTCTCTCGAAAGCGGACGGACAGCTCCCGCGCGCTACGCTGTCTTCTTGGCAGCCGCTACCGCGAGACTCCAGGGCCGGGGTGGGTTGTTGTAGACGTCGTCGTCAGCCGACGCCGCCCGTGGCACGCTCTGCAGGCTGTAGTCGACAGGCTCCAGACCGAGCAGAGAGCGGAGCTTCTCCAGGTCCTCGACGGACTTCGCCTGGAGTTCGGGCTCCGTGAACGCGCTCTGTGCCGTCTTCAGCTCCGTGACGAGCACGGTCTTCCGAGCGGCGGACGTGATCTGATCACGCGCGATCAGGACCTTCGCCGCTTCCAGCGTGTCCCTGACGGACTTCGGTGCCGCCGAGAGGAACGCGGTCTCGAGCTCGAGCTCGGTCTTCTGCTTCTGCTCTTCGGCGGGAGGCACGACGGCAGGAGGAACTTCCGGCTGCGCGGTCTCCTGCTCCTCGAGCAGTGCGAGGGTCTCGTCCGAGAGCGCTTCGAGTTGCGGCTTGTGCTTTACGCTGAAGCCGTTCTTCTTCGACTCGATGAGCGCCTGGACGCGTTCTGTCTTCGTCTTCATCGTCGCGTCTCCCTTCTGATCGGTGCCTGTGGTTGCGTGAGCTACAATCGTCTCCGGCTGCTGGCAACCACAAGCAGCTTTCGGCGGTGCCGAAGGCACAGCGCTCGCCGGGACGAACTTCGTTTCAGAGCGGACTTCAGTCTTATCGTCGCCGAGAGTGATCTTGCCTGCGCGAGTGCTGTAGGAAGTCTGGTACATGCGGACGCCACCGCCGCCTTCAGCGAACGCGTGGTAGATCACGACCCCGGCTTCGTCATCGACAGCCGCTATGCCGAGGAAGTTCGGATTACTGTCGCGAAGCGAGATCTCGAGTGCCGAGCGACGGTCGACGTCCGTCATCGCAGCGCGGCCGAGCAAGATGGGCGCAAGGACATCGAGCATTGACTGATGCGCGGCGCGCTCTTCGTCCGTCGCCTGAAGGGTTACTGGCCGCTCCGGAATGCGGAACGCCGTACGCAGCTTGGCCACCCAGGCCTTTAGGGTCTCATCCACAGGACTCTCCTTTGGCCTTAGGGCCGCAGCACGCGGAGCCCCGCAGCCCATCTCGATGCTGCAGGCGCCCAAGTCTCCGAGTTTCAGGAATGCGAGGTGGTCGGGGACGACGTTTCTCCAGATGCCAGTGTAGCGCTGGCCGTTCCAGTTGCCGGCCTGCTTCTCGAGGTCGAGGAAGGCACCGATGCTGACTTCAATGCGCGGCGCACTGCTGCCGCCGCTCTCGGAGAACTCGAGCTCCTGTATGATTGCGGCGGAGTCGGCATTAAGAGTCTTCCCCTTCTCTATGTCGACCCAGCCCTCGATCGTGAGCTTCCGGTCCTTCATGACGGGAGCGAACGTCACGCCGATCTGTCCCTGCTCGAGCACGGTCGGATCGTTCGCCGAGATCATGGAGCCGTCATCGGCGCGCGGATGATTCATCATCACGGGACGGCCAGCCCATCCGAGCGGATGATGTCCGAACTCCTCTGCGAGGACGAGCTCAGGGCCTTCCGCATTGCCTGCCGTGATGACGCCCTCGACCAGAGCGACCGTTGGAACGACAAAGAAGTCTCTGCCCTGGAAGGTCTCCCGACGGACCTTACCAGGCTTCGCCGCGAAGCGGGCGTAAGTTCTCACCGGACCCTCGCAATCGCAGCACGTGCGGGCGGAACTTCTGCCACTGGCGGCGCATTAGGATCGGGCGGCGGAGCTCCGACAGGCGGCGGTGTAGGTGGATTCGCCTTCATCTCGAGCTTTGTCTTATTCGCGGCGGCCGCATCCTTATCGACCTTCTCCAGCGGCTCACGTCCCAGCGTCTCGCGCAGCTCGTCCGGCGTGACGACGATGAAGTCCGTCTTCTGGTTCAGCCCAGCCTCCTTATCCGCGAGCTCAGCGCGCTCGGTCGGGGGCATATCGAGGACTTCCGGCCAGAAGACTTTGAACTCTGGGACAAGGGGCAATGCGCCAGCGAGCATGAGACGATTGATGAAGGGACGAACGACGGTCGGCTCAGCGAAGTTCGCACGTCGCTCCTGTACCCGGTCGGACCAATTGTTACGGTCCTCAATGGACGCAAGTTCTCCGCGCTCCGACCCGAGAAGCATACGCTGTGGAATGCCGTTGCAACCGCTGATGACGGAAATGAGCGTGAGGGCGTTGCGGTCGAAGTTCGCGACGTCACTTCCGAACGTTTCTACGTCGACGCCGACCGTCCGCATGGTCCGTCGCATGCCGTTGACGAACTCATCGACCTCGTCGTTGAACTTCTTCTTCTCATCGTCGTTCTTGAACTTGAACCCGTCGGGCAAGTTGAACTGGTAGCCCTGATGCGCACGCATCCAGAATGCCTCAGCGCCACCACCGAGCACCTTGTCAAGGTCGTCAAGGCGATTCCAAGAACGACGTAGGCGAGGCTGACCATTGACGTTGTCATCTAGGCAGCCTTCCGCGACGTGCAGGACGCGGGACCAGTGCACACGGCCAGAGAGGGTGAACTTACTTCGCTTGGCGACTGCATCGGCCGTCGTCCGCTGGCGATTGATCTGGTAGAACTCGACTTGGCCGAAGCGGGGATCTTGATCATTCCCGACGAATGAATCTATGAGAACGTCTGCCTGGCCATACGGTTGTAGGAAGAGCACGTCGTCCGGTCCCCGCATCTTCGGGAGCGGCGTAGTCATTGCACCGCGAGCGCCGATGACGACAGCGGAGTACTCTCCAAGACCTGCGAGGACGTCTGCGCGGCGGAACGTGGAC